ATTGTTATAGGCATGGAGCGTGACCAGCAGAACCAAGACGAAGACATACGGAATACGACCACAGTACGTATCCTAAAGAATCGTTACTCTGGTGAAACTGGACCCGCTTGCTACCTACGGTACGACAAGTTTACCGGACGTATCCACGAGTGTGCCAACCCTAACCCACCGGAGACAGAGTTTTGAATCTAGTTTTCTGTGACATTGAAACTGACGGTCTGGACGCCACAACCATTTGGTGTGCAGTATGCCGACACAACGGAGAATCGGAGGTAATCTGTAATGAAAAAGATTTCAAGGATTATGTTCAACGCAAGAAGGAAGTTACGTTCGTCTTCCACAATGGAATTGGGTTTGATGTTCCTGTGGTCGAGCGTCTTTGGGACTTTACTTTTGACAGGGCTTTGGTCACTGACACTCTGATCCTATCACGCTTGGCTGACCCTAGCAGATCTGGTGGTCACTCTCTGAGAAACTGGGGAAACATCTTAGGCTTTGCCAAAGGTGACCACGATGATTGGTCACAGCTTACGACACAGATGATTGACTACTGCATTCGTGACGTGGAGCTAACTGAGGCTGTCTATAAACGCCTGATGGTAGAGATGGACAGGTTTTCACAGGACAGCATTGATCTGGAGCACGAGGTTCAGTGGGTCATACAGAAGCAGGAACGCCACGGGTGGCTACTGGATCAGCGTTTGTGTCACGTCCTGTGCGCTAAATTTAAGGAGCGCATGAATGAAATTGAATCTGATCTACAGGCGCTTTTCCCGCCGATTGTTGAGGAACGTTATTCCGAAAAGACAGGCAAAAGACTCAAAGATAAAGTCCATGTATTCAACGTTGGGTCGAGACAGCAGGTTGCCGAAAGACTTACAGCTAAGGGTGCAGTTTGGAAGGAACTCACTGCGACAGGCAAGCCGGTTGTCGATGAAAAAACGCTCAAGGAGAATCATCATGTACCCGAATCGGCTCAAGTCTTGGAGTACCTCTTGTTGCAGAAGCGATACGCACAAGTAAACTCATGGATAGAGCACGTTCAGGAGGACGGTAGGGTACACGGCAGGGTGATAACTAACGGCGCTGTAACAGGACGCATGACACACCAAAGTCCCAACATGGCACAGGTTCCGTCAGTCAATTCTGAGTACGGAGAAGACTGCCGTAACTGCTGGATTGTTCCTGAGGGACGGAGGCTGGTTGGTGTTGACGCCAGTGGACTAGAACTACGGATGCTTGCTCACTACATGGGCGACGAGGAGTTTACAAATGTCTTGCTTAGAGACGACATTCACACCAGAAATCAAACTGCTGCAGGACTTGCAACAAGACCTCAAGCAAAGACTTTCATTTATGCTTTCCTCTACGGAGCAGGAGACGCCAAGATTGGAAGCATCGTCGGAGGAACTGCAAGGGATGGCAATGCGCTTAGGACACGCTTTTTACGAAATACACCTGCTCTTGAAGGTCTACGAGAACGAGTTGGACAGTCTTCTAGGAAAGGATACCTCACTGGACTCGACGGACGACGACTCTGGGTTAGATCAGAACACAGTGCACTAAACACGCTACTACAGGCCGCTGGTGCTATCATTATGAAGAAGGCTCTAGTGCTTCTGGATGACTACGCAACACAGCACAAGATTAACTACAAGTTTGTGGGGAATGTACATGACGAGATACAATCGGAGGTGGCTACTGAACAAGCAGAGAAGTTCGGCTGGCTCGCAGTGGAGTGCATCAAGGCGGCTGGGCTTTCTTTTGAACTCAGATGCCCCCTCGACGGAGAGTACAAAGTCGGATCAACGTGGACGGAGACACACTGATGGAAAAGGTGACGGACCCAAACAGGATAGGTGACATAGCAGAGTTCTACGCCGTTACGTGGTTGTGGGACAACGGATACGAGGTTTTTGTAAACTCTGGATCTACCGGGCCAGTAGACATGATCTGCGTGGACAAAGAAGGCAACGTCAAGTTCATTGATGTTAAGTCAAACCGGAACACTAACCTAACGGGACGCTCAGATATACAGAAAAAGCTGAACGTGCAGTATCTACACTTTCACCCAGACACCCGTAAGTGTCGTTTTGTGGAGCACCAAGTATGAGCAAACTCTACTCACTGGTAGACGACATATACAAAGTAGTGTCGGAAAAAGAACCTGCAGAGGGCGTCGATCTGTACGACGAAATTGATCGCTTTGGTGAAAACTGTAAGCGTCTGATGACAAACCTGTTCACAGAAAGGCGTGACGGACGTAAGCTGCGAATGTCAAACATCGGGCGTGATGACCGATACCTCTGGAACGCAGTGAACAACCCGGATGTGCAAGAGGAGATGACCCCTAACACATACGTCAAGTTTATGTACGGGCATCTGATAGAAGAGATGCTTTTATTTCTAACTAGAGTCTCAGGACACGAGGTGACTGATGAGCAAAAAAAGTGTGAGGTGCGTGGCATTACGGGGTCTATGGACTGCAAAATTGACGGTGTTGTCACTGATGTTAAAAGCACTTCCTCTTTTGGGTTTAAAAAATTCAAAGATGGCAGTTTGGCTTATGATGATCCGTTTGGATACGTTGCTCAAATTAAGGGATATGCACATTCAGAAGGCGAGACAAAGTTTGGCTGGCTGGCAATGGACAAGCAGAACGGACACCTAACCTACCTGATGTACGACTCTGAGGACACTCAGGCTCCTGTGTACAGCAAAATCAGCTACGACATAGAGGAGCACGTTGACCGCATAAAAAAGCTAGTAGAGCAACCGGAAGCACCAGAGCACTGCCACGAAGTCGTACCAGATGGCAAAAGTGGAAACAAAAAGCTCGCAGTCGGTTGTTCGTACTGTCCCTACAAGCGTACTTGCTGGCCCGGAGTAAGAACCTTCATCTACTCAAGTGGTCCCAGATATTTAACAGAGGTGGTCAATGAGCCGAAAGTCACAGAAATCCAAGCTAGGTAACTTTAGATCGGAGTTTGAAAAAGATGTCGCAACGCAGTTACAACCATTTGGCTTCAGCTACGAGCCGTGCCAGATCGACTACAGAATCGAAAGAAAGTACACCCCAGACTTTGTGTACGAACTTAACGAACGAGTCTACTACATTGAGTGCAAAGGATATTTTCGCGCAGGAGACACGCAAAAGTATAGAGCGATCAATCAGTGCCTCAAGGAAAACGAAGAACTCATATTTGTACTGATGAAGCCTAATCAGAAAGTGAGTAAAAGTACCAAAAATACTATGGCCCAATGGTGTGACAAACACGACATTTTATGGTATAATATAGAAACACTAAAGGAGTTGGTTGATTATGTCTCTGACACTAGAAGAAATTAAGGAGCGTCTGTTGCGATTATATGACCCAGATGACTTTATAGAATCCTTGCAGATTTCCGCAGAGGATATACTGGATAGGTTTGAAGATAGGCTGTTACTTAAGTTAGACGAGTTTCAAGAGGATCTGGAGGATGCGAGTGAGTATTGACAACGCCACGCCTGAAGAGTGGGACAAAGCAAGCACAACTAAGTACATATCTGATGCTATAGCAACAGGAAAACTGTACCACCCAGAAGACAAGCATATTAATCCCGTAACAAAACCAGAGCACTACAACAAAGGCGGGATTGAGGCAATAGACTATATAAAGCAGCAGTTAGGTGTTGGTTTTGGTGATTACTGTTCAGGAAATGTGATGAAGTATCTGCACCGCTATAAATACAAAAACGGTATTGAGGATTTACGGAAGGCACGGCAGTATTTAGATTGGTTAATAGAGGATATGGTCAATGAAGGTTATTGAGGGAAAATTTGGAGGTAAGGGAAAGGACACAGAGGACACCATTAAAACATCAGAGTTTCTGGCTACGTTCACAGCAAAAGCTATGGACTACGAAGCAGGAGGCAAGCAAGTCAAGGTTGCTGTTATCATGTACGAAGATGGAGAAGTGTTTGAAGTTGCGTCCAACGAGCAGTACCCTGATGGGGTGTATATGTTGCTCCAGTTAGCAGGGCAAGCAATTATAAACGAAACGTTAGGCATATCATAGGAGAAACAATGGACGCATACCAGCAGTACATACACAAATCCCGGTACGCACGATACCTGCCAGAAGAGAAGCGCAGGGAGACTTGGGAAGAAACCGTAAACCGCTACGTCAACTACTGGGTTGATCGTGCTGACCTGAATGACTTTGAAGTATCAGAGATGTTTAAGTCTATCCATGACTTAGATGTAATGCCTTCTATGCGAGCACTGATGACCGCAGGAGAGGCGCTAGACCGGGATAACGTAGCAGGGTTCAATTGTAGCTACCTACCTATTGACCACCCCAAGGCGTTTGACGAGATGATGTACGTGCTGATGTGTGGTACAGGAGTAGGGTACAGTGTTGAGCGACAGTACGTACAAAAACTACCAGAGGTGGCAGAGACATTCCATGAAACCGATACAGTTATTAACGTGGCAGATTCGAAGATCGGATGGGCGAAATCGTTTAGGGAGTTGGTATCACTGCTGTATTCGGGTCAGATTCCCCAATGGGACGTTAGCAGAGTACGACCTGCAGGTTCCACGCTTAAGGTTTTTGGAGGTAGAGCAAGCGGTCCAGAGCCTCTGCTTGACTTGTTCCGATTTACAGTTGACCTCTTTCGAGGAGCTGCTGGACGAAAACTTAGCTCCGTTGAGTGCCACGATCTTTGCTGCAAGATTGCTCAAATCGTCGTCGTGGGGGGAGTCAGACGATCAGCCCTCATCAGTCTTAGCAACCTCACAGACGACAGACTACGAAGGTGCAAGCACGGACAGTGGTGGGTTGACAACCCTCAACGTGGATTAGCAAACAATTCAGCGTGTTACACAGAGAAGCCTGACTTTGAGGCTTTTTTAAACGAATGGACAAGTTTATATGAATCACGATCTGGCGAACGAGGTGTCTTTAGCAGAGTGGCAAGTCAGAAGCAGGCTGCACGAAATGAGCGAAGAGATGCTAGCTTTGATTTTGGAACTAATCCGTGTAGCGAGATCATCCTCCGACCCTATCAGTTCTGCAACCTTTCAGAAGTTGTTGTCAGGCCGTCCGATACACTTGCAAGCCTCAAACGAAAAGTACGAATTGCAACTATCCTTGGGACTTTACAGGCAACCCTTACAGACTTTCGGTACTTGAGAAGTATCTGGAGAGCTAATACAGAGGACGAGGCTTTGCTGGGCGTGTCGCTAACGGGTATCATGGATCACCCAATGTTATCAGGACGAGGAGACAAGAGTGAACTCAGAAAGTGGCTTAAAGCTCTGCGGTCAGAGGCCATTAAAACTAATGAGCAGTGGGCCACTAGGTTGGGCATTAACGTATCTACAGCCATTACTGCTGTTAAGCCTTCAGGTACTGTTAGTCAGTTGGTCGATAGTGCTAGTGGGATTCACCCTCGCTACAGCAGTCAGTACATTAGGCGGGTCCGTGCTGACTCTCGTGACCCTCTGTGTGCCGTCCTAGAGGCCGCAGGAGTGCCTGTGGAGGACGATGTTATGTCACCTAGTACCAAGGTATTTAGCTTTCCTATCGCGTCTCCTGAAGGCGCTGTGACAGCCTCAGACATGGGTGCTATGGAGCAGCTAGACCTGTGGGAGATATATCAGGATGAGTGGTGTGAGCACAAGCCGTCCATGACGTGCTACTACAGGGACGAGGAGTTTCTTGAGGTGGGCCAGTGGTTGTACAACAAGTTCGACAAGGTTAGTGGTGTCAGCTTTCTGCCGTACTCAGACCACACGTACCAGCAAGCGCCGTACGAACCTGTGGACAAAAAGGTGTACAGACAGCTTGCTAAAGACTTTCCTAAGGAAATATCGTGGGACATAGAGGAAGCCAGCGATATGACTGAAGGGTCACAACAACTGGCCTGCACAGGCAATAACTGTGAGTTATGATATGAAGAATATGGAGTAACCGCCGTCCTTCTTGGCTACGTCCTCTGGCCTGTCTTTCGGGTCATGGGGCGTAGTCATTCCCATTTCTTTCATGCGTTTAATCTTGTCCTTTGACTTTTGACACATAGAGTGGTAATCAATCGACGTGTACGACACACTGTGGTTATCGTTGTTGTTCTTTGTCTTCACGTAAAGCTCCTCCTGTTAGCATACCAACCGTGGCTACGTTTTTGCCTACGTTGATATAGTCTTGTAATTTCACTGGTCCACTATAGTCACGCATGACTCTTGCTTGGTACTGTACGTTGCTTTCTCCCTTTTGCTTAGGCATACCTGTTATTTCTTCTATACGAGCAACGCTTTCTTCAGGCCTTGGTACTCCCTTTGTCTCTGGTGATTTAGTCCCAGCCTTAAAGGAAAAAATTGGAGTTGTGTTTAGAAGCGAGTTTCCTCCGGGTGGCTTCATTCCAAACATATCGTGACCATCAGAGATCATTGTGTATATCATGTCGTTTTTAGTGTCAATAGCTACAAAGTCATTGACGCCGCCTAAGTCTTGTGCTGAAGATGCGTGGTTTTCTTGGAAAGCGTACACCCCGTTCCCTTTATCGGTTATTCGTGCTGGCGGTGCGTTGTCAAAGAAATCTAACACTAATTGCTGCTGTTCGTTTATCTTGTAGCCTTTTTGCTGACGTATCTTCATGCGCCAGTATCTGTTAATAAGTACAGACCTTTTTATGGACGTTGTTTTTCCTTCCTTATCCTTAGTTACTATGTCGTCTGGTAGTTGGCCTCTCCTATCAGCCAGCCTTAGTTTGTCTGAGTGTGCGTGTTTAGCAACAGTCACAAACTGAGTGTAAAACTCAAGAGGATCAACGTTAGGTAAAGCCTCTCTTGCAGACTCCATTATTTTAGAACTGGCTAAAGAAGAGATAGCGGCGGGAGAAGTCCCTTTGGTTATGCCCGTTGCCTCTCCTTGCAGAGCCTCTCCTGTCTCTGGTCTCCGTATAACCAATGATGTTTGCCCCGGTTCACTAGACGTTCCGTGAACCCTAATTAGGTGAGTATGTGCTGCATCTACAACGTTGTCCGGTATATCATCGGTATAAGACCTAAGCCCTTCTTTGACACGGGAGGTGCTGCTGGCATCAGTCCAATCCTGTGCGTATCTTTGCACCTCAACGGTGTTTCCTACCACAGTATCAAGAGGGGGAGAAGTTTGATTTCGTCTCTGTGCTTCCATAAAGGGGCTAGCCATTGCGTTACCCCGCTGAGTTGCCATTGTTTCTCTTGACCCACCGGTTTCGGAGTACTCACGCCCTCTGGCTGGCCCTGTGCCGACAGTTCTGCGGTACTCTTGCCCTGCTGGAGTAAACCCTTGTCTTATTGCTGTAGGGACGTTAGGTACAGCAACCTGCGCTGTGCGGTATAGTTTCATC